CCGCTTGGCGACGACGATGGGTGCTTCGCTTCTGCACTCGCCAACGTGCGCCGCGTCGGCGGCGTGCTCGAGCACCCAGCGAACAGCAGCGCGTGGGCAGCGCACGGATTGCACCGGCCGCTGTCTCGCGGATGGCACGCGGCAGACTTCGGGGGGGGTGGACGTGCCAGGTCGAACAAGGCCACTACGGGCACCGCGCGCGCAAGGCGACGTGGCTCTACGCTGTGCGGTGTGGCCTCCCGTCGCTGACGTGGGGACCGTCGGTTGCGACGTGTACCGTTGAGCACATGGGACTGGCGGAGCGGATCCACACCCCGCCCGCATTCGCTGAAATGCTGCTCACCATGGCGCGCAGCGTTCGTTGATCCCGCATCCCAACGCGCCCGCAAACTTTTTTCACAAAAACACCACCCTCATGCTTGACAACTTGCGTGACTTGCGTAGGATGTCCCTACGAGCTGCAAGTCGCAGCGAGTGAATGGAGTGACCAATGATCGACATCAGCAAGCCCATCGCCGCCACTCGCGAGAGTTTGGCCCTCACACGCGCCACGTTGGCCCGTATCGACGGGATGTGGCGGGCCCGCACGAGCACCGGCCGTGTTGTCCGCAGCGTCTCACGAGCCGTTGTGCTCGCTGAGGTGACGAAGTGAAAACCTTTGACATTCGCGATCCTGCCGAAGCTGAGCAGACGCAAGAAGAAGCCGATTGGGCTTGGTACGCGCATTTCTTCCCCGAGACTGTCGCCGATTTGTGGGAGTGCAGCGACGAAGAGTCGTGCGCGCGGTTGGCGGAGATCTTTTTCGGAGGAAAGAGCAAATGAACCAACGTCGAAACAGCGAACCGACAGCCTTTCCGGGTCCATGGAAACTGAGCGGCGACGAGAGCGCCATCGTCGACGGAAACGGCGGGCGCATTTTGACCATCAACATGGGTTATGGCGAGGCGGACCTCGACTACTGGCCAAAGGCGCTAGCTATCATGCTGGCCGCGCCTGACATGTTGGCTGCGCTGGAGACTGCGCGTGTCGCCCTCGACGTCGCAAAGGTCACCGCAAACATGAGCGTCTGCAAAAACATCGACGAGGCGCTGCCGCTTGTTGCTGCAGCACTTGCACGCGCCAAAGGCACCCCATGACCGACCCACGCCACGTCCACAGCGATGCTGTCATTCTCGCCGCCCTCCGCGCTGGCGAGAAGCCACGCGACATCCAGCGTCGACTTGGGTGCACGTGGGCACGGGTCAAGGCGCTGGCGATTGCGCACGGGCTGTATCCGCCACGCACGCGACGCAGCTACATGATCAACGGTCGGCGCTACATCGACAAGATCCGCGTCGGAGACAGCTGGCACGTCGTCAGTGTCGAGTACGACGGAAACAAGATTGTGATGATGAAGGGAGTTGAGGAATGAGCGCAGCAGATTTCACGCGAATGCCAGTGATGGGCGACGAACACCCCGAGCACAACCCGCTGTTCTGGCACCAGTTCGCGCTCGTTGTGGCAATGATGCTCCTTGTGGCCATCACCGTCGCTGCGGTGCGCAACAGCGGGGACCGCGACGAGTGCAACGCAAGGGCACGCCTGCAAGGCGCCACGCGCGGTGAGTTCACCATGGCCGGTGGCTGCATCGGCATCAAGCCAGACGGAACCATGTTCCGCCCAACCAAGGAAACCCCATGACCACCACCACCGAACGCATCGCACAAGCCATCGCACCCATCATTGCCGAGGAAATGCGCGAATACCGTGAGCGCATCGCGGAGCTGGAGAGGGACGCAGGCTCGTGGAAGGCATGGGCAAAACAGTCGATCTCGTCGATGGAATCAACCATCGCCGAACTGCGCGCCATCGACGCCAAGCAGACCGCACTCATCGACTACCTCAACCGCCAGCTCGACGAGGCGCACAAGGAGAACGCGCGGCTGGTGTTGGAGCGGGATTTCTACAAGGGTGCTGCGCCTAGCGCGATGCATGCTGCATCACCGGGCCAGACGTCAACTGCAACGGGTGGCGTCGAGGAGCAAGGCCCGTGGGTGGTGTATGACGACCCAAGCGATTTGCGGGTAAACCCATACATGGGGCTTAACGGTTGGGGTTGTATCAGCGACGGCATCGGCCCATTTGTCGACCGTTCTCATGCTGTGGCCGCGCTCAGCGGGTGGGTTATGGGCGGATACTCCCGTGCCCCGCGCGTCATCACCCTCGCCGAAGCACGCGCCATCGAGGCCAAGCGCAATGGATGACGCGAATCGCTGCTACATCGCAGCCGATGCCCTTGACGGTAGCGGACTCGACGTCGTCAGCTACGGACACGTCCGCAAGTGGCTTGAGAGTTCGCGTGAACTGCCTCTCGGAAAGGCGTGCGAGATCCTCGACGAGGTCGACCGCAAGCGCAGTTACCGTGAAGCCAACATCCCAGGCATCGGGCACCTCGTTTTCAAGCTGCGCCCCGACGCCAAAGACCCCACGCGGCACACACTGTGCCGCGTGTACCGAGTGGAGTGAGAAGATGAGGACGATCACTGCAATTCTCGCCACGCTTGCGGTCGGCGCATTCACCGCCGCAAGCGTCACTGTACCGATTGTGATGTTCTTCGCTGCTGTGAAGTTCCTGCTCGCACGCTGACCACCACACCCGCCGCAGTGACGATTGCGGCGCCCTTCAACTGGAGTGACCACGATGGACATCACCCATCAAGCCCGCGCCATGCACGAGAGCGGCATGGGACAGAAGGCCATCTGCAAGCAGCTCAAGGTTGGCGCGCATCGACTCGCCCACATCATCGGCTTGCCAGAGTGGCGACTATTCGCGGCGTGTGAGGAGTGCGGTGTCGATGCTGCCCACTGCTGCCGACAGCCAGACAACAAACCAGCACACGCACCATGTCGTGGTCGTGTGTCCAGACCGAGAGCGAGGTAGCCATGACTGGAATCAGTCGCAACAGCCAGCGCGAACAACTGGCGCGCCGTATCGAGACCATGCGGCCCACGATCGACAACGTGCACGAGGCGATGCTCGAGGCCACCCAGTTTGGCGTGACCTACGCGAGTCTCGCAGGCGCAACAGGAACGAACGAGACGCGCGCGCAACGCTGGTCCGCTGGTGCGGACATCCCTGAGAGCGTCGGCGAACGGCGAGCCATCCTGTCGACGCTGGCGCGGTTGCTGGCGGAGATGCCAGGCGCGCCAGATCGAAGGAGGAAACTTGTCGACGGGAAGCGTGAGACGCGCACGCAGCGCAACGAACGGGTGGCGAACGTGCTGTGCCTGCAGTGCATGCGTGCGGCCCGTCCGAGCGAGACGTGTGGCCGTCGCATATGCAGGAGGTCGGCATGAGCGCAACTGACGAGCAGATCGAAGCCGCCGTCAAAGCGGGACGTTCCACAAGGTGGATTGTCGAAGAGCTCAAAGTCGGCGTCCCACGAGTGAACCGCGTTCGCGCAGGCGCCCATGCGAAACCGCCAAGCAACATGTCGACGGTGGAGTACTTGACGAAGCGCCTGATCGCTGCCGAGTCCGAGGCGCGCGAATGCAGGTCACAGCTTGCGGCGATGCACAACGTGATCGAACGAAACCAGCAACTTCTGGCGATTCTCGACGAGATCGCAGACAAGGCCAAACGCAAATGACCATCCTCAACGACAAGCAGATCATAAACCTCGACAGCGACCCGTTCCCGATGATTGAGCCGTTCGAGCCACGACAGGTGCGCGCCATCAACGGCGAGCCAGTCATCAGCTACGGGCTGTCGTCGTTCGGCTACGATGCGCGGTTGGCATGGGAGTTCAAGGAGCCCGTTGGTGGCGTGATTGACCCGAAGCAACCCGAACTCGCAACGTGGCGCTCGTGGGAGCAAGACGGCCGCGTCGTCATGCCCCCACACAGCTTTTACCTCGCAAGAACGATCGAGTACTTCAAGATTCCCGACGACGTATTCGGCGAGTGCCTTGGCAAGTCAACGTTTGCGCGAGGAGCAATCATCGTCAACGTCACCCCGCTGGAGCCGGGATGGGAAGGACACGTCACGCTGGAGTTGTCGAACACAGCAGACGTCCCGAGCGTCGTGTACGTGGGCGAGGGCATCTGTCAGTTCGTGTTTTTTCGTGGTGAGCGTCCTGCTGTCAGCTACGGCGACCGCAATGGCAAGTACATGAAGCAGGTCGGCGTGACGCTGGCGAGGGTGTGAGCATGATCCGACTCGGTCGATGGCAAGACGTGCTCGCCGACGTCGACATGGTGGACGCGGTCATCTGTGATCCGCCGTACGGTGCGAAGACTCACGACGGTCATGATGTCGGAATTGCCAAAACTCCCGGCGAAAATGGTGCCGATACAAGCGTGCGTCGCTCAATCAACTACTCCGCATGGACTGCCGACGATGTCAGCGAGTTTGTTTCGTCGTGGTCGTCACGCACGCGCGGCTGGATGGCGTGCATGACTTCGCATGATCTGTGCGAGGCGTACACCGATGCCATGGAAGCCGCAGGCCGATACGTGTTTGCGCCGCTCCCGTTCTTCTCGCCGGGATCACGCGTGCGTCTCAGTGGTGACGGCCCGTCGTCGTGGACGTGTTGGATCGTCGTCTCGCGTCCACGGTGCATGCCCTTTGCGAAATGGGGCACGTTGCCCGGTGGGTACGCTGGCCCGTCGCCGTCGTGTGAGGTTGTCGGCGGCAAGCCGCTGTGGTTGATGCAGGCTCTTGTGCGCGACTACACCCGCCCCGGTGACCTCGTGTGCGACCCGTTCGTTGGCAGCGGCACCACGGCCGTTGCGGCGCTTTCAGAGGGCCGTCGTTTCATCGGTGCCGAGGCCATGTCAGAGCACCACGCGATCGCAACTCGCCGGCTTGTCGCTGGCTTCACCCCGAGCATGTTTTGACCATCCTCACCATCGCCGGCACACTGGCCGGCCTCGCCCTCATCGCTGTACTCGTCGCCACGCTCGAGCACCTCGACATGCGTGCGCGTGAACGACGATGGCAACGCGCCCTCGCATCGTTTCAACTCGACGACACACGCACCGAGATGGTTGACCCGCCGACAGGGGTCAAGCGCTCCCCGGTGTTCAGCTTGAAAGGACCGACGAGACTATGAAAATCATCCACATCAACGACAGCTACAGCGCCGTCATCAAGCCGTGCGAAGGCATCGCGCACGACATCATCGCCGACTTCGAGATCTTCGAGTGTGTTGGCTTCACCGCCGACAAGGCCGGGGAGTTCACTGTCAGGCTCTACAGCAACGGTGAACACATGGGCGGCAGTGTCGAGGACATCGCCAAGGCTGTGCCCATCGTCGTTGGCGAGGTGAAGTGGGACGGGTGCAGCAACATCGATTTCAAAACGGAAATCTGCATGGCCCACTTCTGCGGGTACGATGGTCTTGAGAGCTACACGCAGGCGCTGCTCGAGACGTACAAGGCTGCAGCGTTGAGCATCCCGAAGCGTGAGCCAGATTTGCAAAGGCTCCCCAATGGCCAGTGAGACTGACACCGAGCCCGACATCGCAGAGCGCACCGATGCCGACGGGTGGACACGGTACGCGTTCCGTGAGCACCACCGTGTCATCGTCGTCACCGGTCGCTGCGTGAGCGGCGAGGGCTGGCACCGGTGGGACTGGGTGTCGCGTGTCGTGGTGGAGAGTGAGCAGCAGGCGCGCAACTTGGTTGGATGAAGAAAGCCCCGCGATTGCGGGGCTTGTTCGTTTCAGAGCGTCATTCCGCGCACGGTGACCGTGAGGTCTTCCTCGTGCACCGTCATCCAGCGTGAAGCCTTGCTGCCGATGCGCTCACCGCTGATCGAGGTGTTGACGACCAGTGCCCCCAGGACAAGCCCGAACTGGCAGTCATCGCCAAGACCGCGAATCACCCACGCAATGGCGGTGCGGTGGTCGAACTCGGGAAGGTCCAACGTCGTCTCGATGGCTTCTTGCTCAAGCACTGCCTCAAGCAGAACGCGGCGACCGAGCGGCTTGAACGCCCCGTCCTCGCACAGCTTCTCGAGGTGTTTCGCTGTGATCCCGTGACCAGTCTTCATGCAACGTCTCCTGCTTTGCCGTCGATGACGGCGGGTTTGCGTCCGTCGCCAACACCGTCGGCGCGCAGATTGTGGGCAGCATCTCAGCCAACGCCCGACGTGGCAAGGCATCACCGCGCATCTCGACTTTCGTCGGCGACAACGAGGCAACCCAGCCCATCTTGAAGCACTCACGGTAGGCCCGCTCGTACTCATTGCGGGAGATCTTGATGGCGTCACTTTCGATGCGTGGAAACATCGACGTCACGCCCGGTTTAAGCGTGCGGGCCAAATGGAGGGCCAAAACCTTCGCCGACGGCGAGACTTTGGCCGAGAGCAACTCAGCGAGTGCGTTCTGCATACCTGTCCTTCACTGTTGCACCCCGAGAATCGAGGCAATTTCTTCTTCCGACATCCCGCGCGAACGCAGGTCTGCGGCAAGACGTTGATCTTCAGAGCTCAACTCAAGCGGGATAGTCGCTGGTGTGTTGGCCGCAGCAGCCCCCATGGTTGCCTCGCCAAGCGCGCCAGCGGCCTGTGCACCGCCGCCGCTGAACATGGTTGGCGAGTATGCGGCGAGGCGCTGTGCAAGCTCACGCGATGCTTCAGCGGCTGTTGCACGGGTGCTGGCGGCAATGGGTGCCATCGTCTTCGCAGCGCCAGCCATCAGCAGCCCCTTCAGTCCGCCGCCTGCCGCGTCAACCAGCCCAACATCGCGCAAGCTGAACATGTTGTTCGTGCCTTGTCGGCCCAGCGCCACATCGCCAGCATCTTTGGATATGCGCGCTACTTGGTTCAGAGTCTTGGCCCCTTGGTATGCGGCAGGGTCAAGCCCAATGTCGGCCAGAGACTTTTTGATTGCCTCTTCGACGGCTGCACGACCCTTCATCGCAGCGTCCGCTGGCGCTGTTGGGTTGCCACCAATGGTCGCGGCCTTGTAGCCCTGTGCGGCGTCCTTTCCCAGCTCAACCGCGAGGTCTTTCGCCTCACGCGGCGCTGCAGCGAGCGTGTCCTTGATGACCCCATCGTCAAACAGTGCACCGGGTTTGGCGTTCGCCTCAATGCGTGCCGCCAGCGCCAACAACGCCTCAGCCTCGCCTTCTGCTGACTTGCCGGCACCCTTGAGGCCAGCAGCACGCTCAGCGGCGGCAGCTCGAAGGCGAGCCACGATGGCGCCGACGTCGGTTTGCGCCCCGCGCTCGGTGGCGTCGTCGAGAATCTTGCCAATCGCTGCGCCTGATTCCTCGAGTGCTGCCGCAGAACGGTTGTTGATGCCCTGTGCAGTGTTGATGAACCTCGAGATGCCAGATTTGCGCATCATGTCGGCGGCGCCAGCCACACCGCCGGGGACGAGTGCGGCCTCCTGCAGAATACGCGGCCGAGACAGCGCGCCGCCAGTGCCAGCAGCCGGCGTCAACAGTCGCAACTCATCCGCCCGCTGGCCCGCCGCCTCAAGGGGCTTGCGCAACAGGTTTGCCGTCCCTTTGGCAAGGCTGCCAGCGGCTTGACCGAGTGCGGGGGCGGCGGCACCGGCAACAGTGCCAAACGCTGTCCCCTTGGCGACTTCCCACGGGACATCTGCGGCGGTTTTCGCCTCGCCGACGCCAGCAACGGCACCGCTGCCTGCGCCAATGGCTGCACTCGTCTTGGCCAACTGAAGCGCCGTTGCGCCTTCTTTGGCCTTGCCAAGCGCACCAAGTGGCACCAGCAACCCGCCCGCCACTTGCCCCACGCCGGTCTTGAATGGTTCAGCTTGTCGGGACTCGGCGAGTCGTGCGCGCTCTTCGTCGCGTGCGGTCTGGTATGCCTCGGGGTCACGTGGGCGGTCATCGCGGAACGCCTGGTATGCGTCACCCGCCGCACCGGCAACGCCAGCGAGCTCGTCGGCAAACGAGAAGGTCAGTCCCTGTTTGACACCGGTGGCAACGCTGCCCTCGCCGAGCGCATCAAGAAACCGCTCACCCGGCTTTGGTCGTGCCGCAATGCGCTTCTTTTGCGCCTCGGTGCGCATGGCGTCGGCTTCTTCTTCGGTGATGGCTGGTGCCTCATCGGCAGCAGCAAACGCGGCCGCCACTTCTTCAGGGGCAGCTTCCACCTTGGTGGCCTTATCTTTCCAGCCCATCAGCGCACCACCTTGTAGCCATCGGCGAGAGCATCGCCGAGGTCTGCTTTGTCGATCTCGAGGATTTCTTGCCCGTTGCTCACGCGCACTTTCGCGGATGCGGCGGGGGCAGCAGCAGATGCAGCGGGAGCGGCAGCACGAGGAGCGCCGACGACGTCAACAGGGTCAAGCCCTGACTTTGTCGCCAAATCGCTGTAGCGCTGGATTTCAGCGTTGGCACGCGCCACAGCTTGGTCACGCAAGCCTTGCGCCTGTGCCAAGAAGTCCGCGCGCTGTGCGGTGGACAGACGCTCGCCGGACAGTGTCCGGTTCCACGCATTGCGCACGCGATCATCAACACCAGCCGCGTTTTGCGCGTTGGCAAACTCGGTTTCTTTGACCACCGAGCCGGGGTCAAGAATCTTCATGAACGTGAAGATCAAAGCGAGGTCGCCCGCCGCAGACGGGTCTTTGCTGGCGTTCGTCATCGTGTCGAAGTTGGCCGACGAATCCGCCGCCGCCTTCACCGAGGGCAACGCGTTGAACTCTTTCCGCAGCGGGGTTGCCGCCACGGTCTGGTTCTTCGGCGCTTTCGGCGCCGGCAAACGCGCCTTCTTCTTCGCGTCAGCCTCACGCTGGGCGCCCAATGCTTCGGTGGCGTCGGTCTTTGCGGCCTCAGCACCAGCCTTGGCGCGCTCTTCGGCCATGATGCCCGCAACGGCAGTGTCGTCGAGGTTGCCAAGCTCAGGATCGGCAACGGCGCGGCCGATGAGCGTTTCGACGTTGGCCGACGGGTCACGAGCAGCAGCCCGCAGGACCTCCATCGACGACTTTTCGCGCAACACCTTGCTGTCGCGCTCTGCCTTGTCGGCTTCTGCTTTGCGCTTGGCTTCTGCCTCGTCGACATCGGCTTTTGCGCGCATCATCGAAGCGTCATTCGCGCCTTGTGCGCGAAGCAACGACGCTTCGGCGCCCTTGTCGCGCGAAGACATGAGGCTTTCGCGCTCGGCAGTCTTTGCCGTGCGGTCCGCATCCTCCTGCTCACGCTTGCGCTTCTTCTCGTCGATGCCCTCGACGTAGTCGCCAGCGTCACCGACGGCGCCAATCAAGTTGGCCAACGCGCGGGCGTTCTCCGACTGAAACTTGCTCGATTGCGCACGTCGGCGCTCAGCTTGCCATGCGGTCACGTCGCACCTCAGAGGTTGTAGTAGCCGATTTCGCCGGTGACACGGTTGTACGCCTGACCTCGGCCATCCCCGTCTCGATCGTCGGCTCCTCCGAGCACGATCCAGTCGCCACCGATGCTCACCGTCGGCAATGCACTCTTGTCCGGGGTGTCTTTGAACTTCTGGATGGCCGCCATTTTGTCCGTTGTCGATTTCCGTCGCTCGCCGTCGCTCACTTTACCATCGCCATTGAGGTCGTACCCCTGGTTGGTGAGATAGGCATCGCTTGCTGCGCGACGCTGCGCGTCGGTACCCGCCGCGACGGCCCCACCTACCCCCGTTGGCGTGCCATAGGCGGGCACGCCGCTACCGTCGCCCTCAAGCCCAGCCTGTGCCTGCAGCGTCTCCAATACCATGCGCCTCAGTGCGTCATCACTGGCGGCACTGCGCATGTCGGACTCAGTGGAGATAGCCTGTGTGGCGTTGTTGAACGCGCGCTGCTCTTCGCTTGAACGCAGACCAAGGATCTGGTCCAGCGCCTCACGCGAAGCAGCTGTCCGAGCATCGGATTCGAGCGCCGCTGTGGCACCCGAAGCACCAAAGCCAGCACGCCCCATGCGGGCCCGTTGGTCGACGAGAGATGAGCCAAGTTTGCCCTCCATCTGCTGACGAATCAGCGCTTCTTGCTCGGTGGTGTCGACGTTGCCGGCCGAACGCAGTCGATCCTCAACGAATGAGCGAATCATCGCGTCGAGGTCATCCTGCGTCGCTGGCGCTGCGGGCTGCTCAGCTGGACGCGTTGCACCTGGCATCGTCTGCGTTGGAGTGACGGGGCCTGCAGGCATTGCGGGTGCTGTTGGCTTGACCACTCCGCCAGCCTGCGTGGTGCGCTGTTGCGACGGGATCCCCTGCGGCGCCGTTGGCTGACGAACCTGTGGGGAAGCACCACCACCAAAGCCCATCGGCTTGATGGCGGGGTTCATCTGCGGGGATGGCTGGCGTTGCGCTGTCGACAGCGTCGGGGGTGCCTTCGGTGCGGCCACATCGGCGATGACTTTCTGGTCCATGAGCGCGGCCATGGTGTCGGCTTTGACATTCGGCTTTTTCATCACCGTTGGTCGCATCATGGCCACGAGTCACCTCCAGTAGAGCACGCAAAAAACAAGGTCAGGAGTACCACTCGTGGGAGCCATCGACAACACACAGTCGTCGGTGGAGTCGGTGGGGTCATCGGCAAATGTCGCGCCGGTGCCTTGCCCGGTCACTGCTGACCCTGTTCCGGTCGCAACCAATGGGACAGCGGTTGCGCCAACGGTCACGGTCACAGCCTCACCAGCGGTCCCGACGATGCCACAACCAAAACCAGTGAGCACCGCACCTGCGCCAGACGGCAACCGCCACGTCAGCGTTGACGCCACAGCACGCGCAACGAAGATCTCCATTCGCAAGTCGCGGTCGTTGGCGAGGTCTGCAGCAACAGACGCCGCAACCGCAGTGAACTCGTTGTTCCACACCGTGTTCGTCGTCGCCGTTGCGGCATCAAACAATGTCGGGACGTAGTCGACACGCGCGGCACTTTGTTGGATCTGGCGATCGGCGCGCCAGTGCAGAATCAGCTTCCCGCTTGTGATGCTGCCAGTGGTGCCGCTGACGACGACAGACAGCGTTTCAGCCGCGCCCCATTTGAACGCAGCATTGCTTGAGTTGTACGCCTCGACGGTTGCACTGGTGGACGTCGCAGACACCGCGATGCTCTTCGTTCCGTTGCCGATTGTCGCGGTCCATGTTGCAGCAGCCGCGTAAACGCAGAGCTCAACACCAACCACCTCGGCGTAGTCGAACGTTGCAGGCGAGGCGCCCCAAAAGCCTTGCATCTTGATGGGCAGCGTGCGTGTTGCCGCCGTCGATGCGGAGTCGAGCCCACCGAGGTCAATCACCGCCGTCGAGTAGGTGTAGCGCGCGTCGTTGTTGCGACGGCACCCACGCTCAAGGGCTTGCCAGTTCTCGTTGATATCGGCGTCGTCAAGCATGGCGAAACCGCTGAAACGATTGGGAACAACTGTGATGCTCATCGGCGGCGTCTCCGTGTGCGAAGCACAAGCGCGGCAGACACGTTGGTCGCTGTGGCGCTGGGGCTCGAGATGGACAGGCGATAGCGCACACCACGCAAGAGGCGAACACGGATCGGGTTTGTCGTTGTCCTGGCATCGACGTTCCCGTGCGCCGTGCCAACGATGCTGGTCACGTTCACCGAAACGGTGTTGTCGAGCAGGTAGGTGGTGTCGCCATCAGTCACCGTCAACGCAGCGGTGACGACGATGCTAGCGGTCCCGCTCGTCACCGAGCAACGCAACATGCGCAACTCGAGGTCGTCGGGTGCCGTGAAGTCGACGATACGTGCAGCGAGCGCCGTTGATGTCACGAGCGCAGGCACCATGAGCGGAACGCAGAAATCCTTCTGCCCGCGCAGTGCTTGGTTCTGAAGATCAGTCAGCAGCGCGTCGTACTCGTCTTGGATGTCGTCAGCATCAATCAGCCCGGTCGGAATCGTCACGGTGCACCTCGGTCGGTCTTGCGCGCCGTTGCAGACTCGCTGATTTGGTACTCGAGCACCTCGCCGACACGCGCGTTTTGCACCGTCGTCGTCAACTCCATGGTGAGGTCACCAGAGTTGAAGTCAAAGTTCACGCTTTCGTCGAGACGGGACAGCGGGGTTGGCTGGTAGACAATGCCGGTGTCCCCCCAGCTGTTGACGGCAGAAACGACACCCCGAGAGTCAGCTGGTGGCGTGCCAGACACGACTTGCTGCCCGCGGACAGCAAAGGTCACCTCTCCATCACCACCCACGCCAACGCGCCACGTTGCCGAACGCAGCGTTTGATTGATTTGCGGCGGTGATGGCACGGGACCAGCGAGAACAGCGCGCGTCGTCGATCCTGAAGCGCCAGAGGTGAAGATCCCGTCGTAGTTTCCGCCGATTTGGTAGACGCCATCGGCCGAGAGCAGCATCAAGCCCCCATCTTGGTCACGAAGCACTCCACACACGCTGAAATCAGCCGAAACGTCGGAGTCCCACCACGATTTGAGCCCATCGGTGAGGTTTGCGACGTTCAAGCGCCCGCCGTAGCCCACAAGGGGCCCGTCATCACCCGAATAGAGCCGAGCAGCGCGCCAATCCGACGACGAGACGCGTGGGCCGTAGAAACGAGGCTGCAGCGGGTCGTCAAGCAGCGCCTCTTCGTCGTTTTCGACGTCGACGAGGGCATACCCACGCTGTGTGAGCGCGTAGATGCGGCCACGGACGGCACACGAGCTGTCGTAGCTGTAGCTTTGGTGGTGGTTTGCAAGCCGCCAGTCAGCCCCGTTGCTCCCGACGACACCAACAGCAAACGCGGCGCTGTCGAGCACGTAGACGCCAGCCGAAGTGACCGCCACAAGGGCCCCGCCTGCACCTTCATGCACGCCAAAGATGACGCCGGGGCGTGCGTTGACGTTCTGGCCGACGAAAGTGCGGATCGTACCCCCCGTGATGGCCGTCGGGTCGCTGATATAGAGCGTTGAGCCCTCAGCAATCACCGCGCGGTTGCAGATGGTCGCTGCAATCCCTCGAGGAATCGGTAGCGCGGTGGTGTTTGGGTTGTCGCTTGCAACCTTGGTGGCGAGCACAAGCCCACTGCCAACCAGCCCGTAGAGCGTCGGCATGTCTGGCGAGCAAATCAGCACTTCTTGATCGACGACGGCGACAGAAAAACCACGCGGGACACCGTCGACGCCTGTCGAGTAGGCTTGCCACTCGACGAAGTCCTCGTCGTAGATGCGGATAGTGAGGTCTTTGCCGTTGGCGTCGGTGTCGGCGATGTAGTGCCACACCTCGAACGTCCACGGGTTGGCCACACTGTGGCCTGCAACGGTGCGGCGCCCGCTCAACGTCGAGAGACGACGCAGGCCGGGGCGTGCACACAAGTCACCAGTGGGCCGTCGCCAGATGTTGCGCTTGGTCCATGAGCGAATGTCGAGGAGCGTCATTCGAAGTACCCGTTGATGAACACGCTGCCACGCAACGTGCCAGTCGCGGCGTTGCCGATGTAGCTTTGGATGATGTGCAAATAGGTGCCCGGTGGCACCACGAGCGGGGTCTCGAGGGGGACATGGAAACCAGGTGCAACGGTGCCGGCTGGCGCCGTTGCGAGGAACGACTGACTCCCAACGTTCTGGCGCTTGGGTGACGTCGTCGTTGGCGGCCCAACGGCATCGGCAGTCGCCAGCGTTGCGGCGCTTGAGCCCACGCCCACGATCCACTCGAGATGCGTGTACGTCGCACCCAGCACCGCAGACGCGACAGTCTCGCCGATGCGAATCGCAGTGACGACGAGATCGCGACCCGGAATCGCGGCGGTGCCCGCAGGGTTGAGGTAGCTGAAGATCGGGTAGTGCACGTCGGCGATTGTGGCGAGGCCAGAGGTACCAGCAGGCAGTGGCGAGGGGGAAATCCACTTCCCGCCCAGTGCGTTGATGGCAGGCGCTGTGTTGGCGGTGAACGTCGGGGCGGCGAGTGCCGTGATCCCGCTGTTGCTCGTCGCTGCCACAGCGGTGCCGAGCTGCGTCTGGTAGCTGCCGTTGCCGTTGGCAGCCATCGCAGCGGTCCATGGGCGGGTAGTGTCACCGCTGCCCAACAGGACATTGACGAAGCCAACTTCGATGCGACGCGCGGCACTTGCGCCACCAGCGGAGTTGACGACGCGAAACTCAAGCGGGAGCGACTGCGACAGCGTCGGCGCCCCTTGGTTGGCCGGGGTCTTGATATTGCCCGCAAGGATGTCGTTGATCCAGAAAAACACCTCGTCATTGGCGACGACGATCGCGTATTTGTTGAGGTCGGTGGCGCTATACGTGCCACCGCCGCCGCGTGCGGGCAGCGCCGTTGTTGTGATGTTGGTGACAGTTTCCACACCGCCAAAGTTGACGACGCCCTGCAGCTGTCCGCCCGCCAAACGGCGCCAAAACACACCGTCGAGCGGGGTGGCAGTGCCAACCATGAGGCCGAGGCCCCACTCACTCAGCACACCCGTTGCCGCCGGGTTGGCCTCACGGATTTGCGTCTCGACATGCAGACCAAACGTGCCGAACAACGGCATCGACTTTTTCGTCGACAGTCGGATGGTTGCGTTGGCAGCGAGCGAGTTGCCCGAGTTGAGCACGCCAAGGCCCGACCCTTGCGCGTAGGTCATCGTCGTGGCGATTTGGACGAATCGCTCGTCGAGGATTGCCCCGCTGAACGCCTTGTTCAGCCACAGCGAGTCGATGGCGCACCGCAAGCGGTAGTCGTCGGTGACTTCAAACGCGCGCTGCAGCCGAGTGCCCAGCACGCTGCCTGCGTCGACTTCCGACGATACACACGCGAAGCCTGCTTGTTCCTCGGGAACCGGCAAGTTCACGTTGAGGTTGAAATCGGCGTCGACGTTCGCCTTGTTGGTGGTGTTCGATCCGCCTGTGATGCCAGCCATGTTCAATCCCTGGTGTAGTTGATGAGGTAGGCGCCGTCGGCGTCAGCGTCGGGGCACGTCACGAGAATATCGAACCCAACGCCCGCCGTCTTGCTCGCCACAATGGCGTGCACGGGGGCAAAGACGAACTCGTCAGCCTCACGGCCCGGTGCCGTCCCGATGCCCAGCACGATGTCGCTACCAGCACTCACGCCAGCGTCGACGACGGAAACGGTGACGCTGTCGAGCCCGACAGTGAACGTTGCGGTAGCGCTCCCGTAGGTGCCACCACCGCCACCGCCAGACGCACCCCATGCCCCGCCATTCGGCGAAGCAGTGTCGCGAATGAACACCTGCCCCGTCGTGCCGGTCTCCTCGAAGGTCTGCACTCGCACACGCGTCATGTGTTCAGCCCCACGGCGTCGGTGACGTGATTGGTGATGGTGCCAGTGTTGACGTTGCTCGATATGACGTTGGATCCGAACGAACTGGCTGACGTGTCCACGCCGTCACCGCTGAACTCATTCCCCATGATGAGCGTTCGAGAACCAGAGGAAACAACGCGTAACGCGATGCCGGTGCCCACACCCTTCATCCTGCTGTTGGTGACTCGCCAATCGGGGGAGTTCAGTGAGATGCCGTCAGCGTTCACATCGTTGGCAAACCGCTCCATGGTGCATCGATCAATCCATCCATCATCCGCGCCACTCGTTGTCTCGTCGGCGAGAAACTGGTTCACGCCAAATGCATCGACGTTAATGATGCGCGCGCCGATAGGTCCAACACCAGAAACTGCTCCAGTGTCCACCATGACAAACGCGCGGTTGAATCGACGATTGTTGGTGGCGTCAGCGTAAAGCAGCACATCGCGGATGATGACGAGCGGTGTGCGAATCTCAAACGCGTCAATCCCATCGACACCAGGCGAGAGCGGGAGGAACCCGTGCGACTCGATGATGGTGCCGGGGAGCGTTTCAGGAATCACGATCGTCGAGTGCAGCGTGATAGGTGCGGCAATGACGATGCGGCGTCCAGTGTTGGCCAACAGTGCCGCTTGGCCGGTCACATCAGCAGGCTGCAGCGCCACACGTAGCTCGTCCTCGGTGCGCACCTCACGAAACACCTGCGCCGTGGCCTGCGTGGGCAGGATTTGGCGCAGCGTGTTCCGATTGGCGAACAGCGAGTTCACAGCCACGCAGAATCCCGCGCAACGAGCTGGATGGTGCTCGCGTTCTGGTTGGCGGTGTACACGTAGCCAAGGCGCTGCCACCACCCATCGTATCCGAGCGTATACGCGTCGCTGTCGGGCAACGGGAGCGAGGTAGGGGTGTTGTCGCGCCCAAGAGCCGAAGCGCGCCCACGGGCCTCCAGCTTCTCCAGACCGGGGCGTTTGTCGTTGTCGGTGATTCCGATGAGCAACGCCGCGCTGGCGCACACCCATTGATCAAACGCCATCCACGTGTTGGCGGTCGTTGCACCGCTTCCGATGAGCGGGTGAGAAGTCGTGGTCGGTAGCTGGTACTCGCGCACGATCTCCACCAGCAGGTTGCGCGCGGTGTTGTCGATCTGCCGACGGTCGCTCCGCAACTGCGGCTCGAGCGTGTACATCGTGTTCCCGTTGGTCACCTGCACCGTGCGCACCAGCAGCGTGTGGCCGGTGATGGTGCCAAGCCCCGACGTCGATGTGGTGACGGCAACCTCGGTGTCGAACGCATCGCCACCAGCCGTGGCGTAGTCGCTCACACACGACGAGATCGACGCTTGAAGCGCCTCGTCAATCGCCGTGTCCGAGTAGCGTTTGTTCTGCCCGTTGTCGTCGAGCAGACGGCGCACGTTGGAGCGTGCCGCAAGCAGAGTCATGCCAGTCATGTGCGCCCCATCTTGATCAAGCCACGGGCTTGTGCCTCGTGGTAGGCCGCAGAGATCTCGTCGCTCCCGTAGATGCGCTCGAGGCGCTTCAGCTCACGGATGCGGTCTTGGTAGCGCTCGTTCATCGCCACCAGTTCAGCCGCGCGACGACGAGAAGCCGCCTCACGGTAGACGGCGGCGCTGTTGAAGTCCTCGCGTTGCTTGCGCGACTTCCACACGTTCGAGAGGGGGTGCTGCATGGTCACCGAACAGATGACGGTAACCTCTTCAGCCACGGTGGTGAGCAGCGCCCCGTGGTTGTAGCTGCGTTCCTTCTGGCCGACGAAGCACCGGCCATTCTGGATCACGGGATAGAGCCCATGTCGACGGCCCTCGCGTTCAATCTGTCGTTTGATTTCAGCGGGGGACACGTCAAACATGGGCTTTACCTCGTCGTCACATCACTGGGTGACGGCCAGACCGGTCATCGCGGCGAACGCGTCGCGACGAGTCACACGGAGGTTGTACGCAGCCGACAAGAAGAGCGTCAACGAGTGACGATCCTGCGAGAGCTGCAACGACTCCTTCGACCAGCGGCCATCCTTGCCGTTGGCATCCGTCGGCGAGGGACCCCAGAACTCATGCACCTGCGCAGCGTGCGAACGCGCGTTGATGAAGTCGATCCGGTCCTCGTTCTGCGAGTTGCACTCCACGATCTCGGCGCCGTCGAACGTCATACGGGGGCCGTAGACGTCGAGGGTGTCGCCGGGGCGGAACTGCAGCGACTGGTTCTGCGACTCGTAGATCTCCTGCGCCTGGTACGGGTGCACGAGGATGTGCGAAGCCTTCTCGCCGACGCTGGTGCTCAAGCGCGCCATGATGCGACGGCCTGCGCGGTTGCTCCACGAGGTCTCGCCAGTCTCGAGCAGGCCAGCGGGCTGGTCGGCAAGAGCCAAGCCGCTGTAGAGGATCACGCCAACACCGGTGATGTCCTGCAAGTTGACCGGGCGAACCGGGTCGACGTTGAAGGGGTTCGCGGTGCCGCCGCTGCCTGCGATGAACAGCAACTCATTGACCGCCGAAACGGGCGAGAGGCTGGCCACGGTGATGGTGCCGGTGCCGTCGCCGTTGTCGACGACGTCGGTGATTTCCATGTTGGCCTGCACCAACGTGGTCCCGGCGCTGTCGTAGCGGTCGACGAGCATGTTGGGCCGCAGGCCAGCAACGACGTTCACGTTGATGGTGACGGCCGAACCGACACCAACAACCTGATTCACCGTCGAGAGCTTGTGGCCGATGAACGCACGCTCAAGCAAGCGCGCAAACGAGGCGCCCGCGATCTTGAGCTGCGCCATGGTGGCTTCGATACCACCGTCGGTGTCGCCGAGGCGAACGATGTCTTCGTCGAAGTCCACGTCCTGCTCGAACATCGCGTGCTGGTAGTTACCAGCCTTCGGCGTCGAGGAACGCGCGGCGCGACGGGTGGCGCCACCCTTGGTGATGCCGCCGCTGGCCAGACCGCCCTTGATCGGGTTGACGCGGCCCACGGGCTTCTTGCCGGGCACCTTGTCAAAGATCTTGGCGCTGTCCTTCTTGTCTTTGCCGGGGATCTGACCAAAGTCCATGATCGCCGTCGAGAAGTCGCCCTGCTCGATCAGGGTGTCCCGGCCGTACTCGGCAAGGAGCGTCGTCAGTGCTGCACGATTGAAACCACTCATCTTATCTCACTCCTTGCTCAAGCGTCTGCGAAGCCTCGCGCCTTGAGGAGCTGGGCCCAGCCAGCGTGATCGTTTGGCGGCCGTTTCACAGCCGCCGTGGTTGCGGGTTTGCCACGCGCAAGAGTCGGTGCTTTGGCACTGGTCTTGGCTTGGCGGGTTGCGGAAATCGCCTTCATCTCGTCGACGGCATCGGCAACGGTGGGCTCTTCGCCCTGCTCGCCGCCATCCATCCAGTCTTTGACCGCCATCGCGTAGCGGCGTGCCAGCTGCTTGGCGTCGAGGTTGGATGCCTTGGCTGCCTTCGTCACTTCGCCGGTGATGCGCTTGACGTTGGTGTCGACCTCGGCCTTGTGGCGCGCCGTCTGCTCAGCAGTCTCCGACGTGGTCTTGATGTTGCCGAGCTCACCATCAGCGGCCTTCTCGGCCTCGATCTCCATGAGCTTGAGTGCCCTGGGGTCGACCTCGAGTTTCGCCGCTGTCAGCGCTTCCTTGAGCGCAGACTCGTAGAACTCGAGGCGCTTTTGCATCACAAGGTTTTCGCGCAGCACCTTGCCCGCACTCTCGCGGACCTCGGTGATGTGCTTCTCGTATGCCTTGACCTGCTCTTGCGCCTGCTTCAGTGGAGCATCGTCGACGACTTGGGCTTCTTCGCCTTGCGCCTCGACACCCTCCTCCTCACCCTTGACAGGCTCACCTTCACCGCTTGCGTCGTCTTCGGTGCCGCTCGCGTCGTGCGATGGCATCTCGTCGTCGTCTTCGGTGATGTCGTCTTTCACCGTCTCGCGCAGCTTGTTGCGCATCTCGGCAGACGGGTCAGCCTCGCGGGGGCCGCGTTCCTTCGGTGGCTCGCGCTTGGCGGGCTTGGCCGTCGGGTCGGTGCGGCCCTCTTCCCGAGCACTGCGCGTGGCACGTGCTGGGCGAGAGTGAGAGCGAACGCCAACAGCCACCGAGTCATCAGACGATGACGACGGCGCCGACGGCGCGTTGTTGTTGCTGTTGGCGTTCACATCAGCGTTCACGGAAACACTCCAGTACGGCCGAAGCCGTCAACGTGGCGAGAGCGAAGGAACTCGACTTCGTAGTCGTCGGCAGCGACGAGCGTCAGTCCGATGATGGCGCTGTTTTCGACATCGACCGACGATGACGACACAGCGATCTGTGCTTCGGTGCCGGCGTTGTTGCGCGCGATCATCAGGACATCGGTGACCTTGTCGATCGGGTACGGAAGCCCGAAGCCAGCAGCCGAGATGCCGAGGAAGATCGCATCACCAGCGTCCGCCGCCGTCTTCGACTTGAGCACCGCAGAGGTGACTTGATCGAAGTACTTCGTCGACGTGACGGTGAGGATGGTCCCGCTGGTCGCCGTTGCGGTCAGTTCTTCGACGATACGAACGCCAAAGCGCATGCCGGTCACGATGACAGTGACGGACAAGCCGCCGCCGCCATCGTCGTCGTCGACGGAGAGGGTGATTCGGCGAGCGTTGCGCAGCTTGCCGACGAAGGCGATGGTCAGCGAGGCACCAACAGCAACGCCGCTGGGGTCAACACTGGCCACGATGAGAGAGGTGTTGGCCGCGCGGGGCTTGACGACGTTGAAGCGCTCAAGGCGCATCAACGACCGTTCTCCGAGCTGGCCAGCGTCGATGCCGACGCCGCTGGATGAGGATGCGCCGTTGCCCATGACTCAGACCTCCTCGACGAGGATGAAGCCAGTGTCTGCGGTGAAGTTGCCGGTCGACCCGATGATCTTGAGCGTGACGACATCGCCGGCAGCAAGCTGCAGGATGACCTCACCAGCCACCTGACACGGGGCGCCGGTCAACTGGGTCTGGATGCACTTGCCGCCGCTGGCGACGGCGCCAACGTAGATCTCGGCGGTGATGACCTGCGTGGTGACGACGGTGATGTTGCTCAGCGAGTAGCGGGCGCGGACCTTCATCGCACGCGGGGCGGTGATTGTGCCGGCCGTCGCCGAGACGATGAAGCCGCCAGCGTTGGTGGCGGGGTCAGCAAGACCAGCAGCCATGTTGGCGCCAGCGAACGTGGTCGCGACGGTGGGAGTGGTGAGGGCAACGGAGCCCGTGGGGCGAATCTGCGCGAACGCGGGGCGGGACTGGAAGCCCTGCGGGACTGCCTTGCCATCTGAGCCGGTAACGAGTGCCATGAGCGGACCTCCTGATTGGGACGCCACATTCTTGCCGTTCAGCACCGATTATGTCAACTGGCACACTTGTTGCGCACGTACGGTGCATGTTTGACGCCCATGCGGCGCGTGATATGGTCGCAGGCATGAACACCAACCGACTCAACATGGCTTGGCCCGAGAACATCTACACGCGCCTCAAGGCATGGGCGCGCAATCGCGGGGTGTCGCTCAGCTCAGCAGTGCGCATGATTGTCAGCGAGCGTTTGCTTGCCGAAGAGGAACAGCGATGACGCCGGCGAGCGGCCCATCTGGCGACAGCTACGACTTGCACGCGCAGAACCGAAATCTGCGTGACGGCGTGTGGCTGCTCACCGTCATCGTGCTTGCGCTTGTGACGTTGTTCGTCGTCACCGAGTACGAGCGCAGCGATTTGCTCTGCTACGAAAGGCAGGACCGATGAACGCGCGTGAACTGCTCAAAGACGTGACCCCACACGAGGTGGCGCGCCTGCTCGTCATCACCGCTGTCGTGGCACTCATCGCGTTTCTGGTGCGCGACACCAGGGATGATGACGTGCGCTCGAAGTCTTGCGCCCGCTCCGCCTACCGCGAGTGCATGCGCCACGCGAAAGATCCGGGGTGTGTCGACGCCGCGCTTGCGCTGTGTGGGCTGCGTCGCTAGGTTCTACCCATCGCGTACCGAATCGCTCGTGCACGATGAGGCCCCCATAATTCTTTGGGGGTCTTTTTTTGCCCGCACCACAAAAGAACAACGCGCCCCCTGTCACACCATGTGAGAGGTAGGCGCGTGCCCCGTCAACCGTCAGTGAAGAAAAGACTCCGCCGACGTCGTCACGGTGCAAAAGAAAACGCCACCCGTCAAGAGTGGCGTTTCCCGTTTCGCTTCGGTTCCCCCTGATTCCCCTCTTGCTTGGCGGCCGAGGGAAACAGGGGTGGCCCACGAGGCGCATGGCGGGTGTTCTCGAGAGGTGACCCTCAATAGTTCCGCTGGCCCATCAATCCCACTGCTTCCCGCGAAAGTCAAGCGCGGGTAAGCGGGTAGGCCCGCACGGCGTGGTAGGTCTTCGGCTTGCCAGCCCACACCGCTTGCCCGTGCATCGTGTCGACGCCGAGCTTCTCCACTTTCGCTGTCGCCGAGTCGGTGATGTAGATCCACTTGTCGTCGTAGGCGAATGCACACGTCCAGTGGTCGCCCTTCCCGTCGTCGTTCTTGTCGACCTGCAACCACACCACGCCGCCACCGTCGATGTGCTTGCGGGTGGCCAGCGACATGGCTTCATCGGTGATGTCGCGCCATCCGAAGTCGCTGCAGATGAGCCCCGCAGACCGCGCCAGACGCGGCAGGACGGCCAAAGACGTTCCGGGCGCCCACACGGGCGGGGTTTCCTTCAACGCCTCGTGCACGACGCTACGGGGCGTCGCTTCCGCATCCATCCCGAAGAACCGCAGCGCCTCGGCAATCGAGGCGGCAGGACAGCCCCATTGCCCGATGGTCTTGTCGCCACGGCCGAACGGGTCTTTGCTCCATTCGGCATGGCTCTGCCACATCACGCGGGCGGGCGGATCGAATCCGTGTCGGGTCATTGCTTCACCGTCGGCACTGGGCCGATGTTGGATGCTGGTAGTCTCCACGTCTCCAGACCACGCCCCACTGCGTCAGCGAGGTCGGCCCGGTCGTGGAGTCGGACAATGAGCGCTTCGGCGTTCTTGGGGCGTTGTGCGTGCGGGAGCGCCTCGAGTGCAAGGGCCCGACGCCTGGCATTGTCGCGCACTGCCAGCGCAAACACCGAACTCATCGCCACGATGCGAGCAAACAGCCACGCAGCGAAGGGCCCGATCGCGAGGTAAAGCGCTACTTGTTCGCTGCTTGCACCCTCGGGGACTGGCACTTGGCCCACCATGACGCCGGCTGAAAGAAGGCTGCCGGCAACGCCAGCGGTGGCGCCGGCTTTCGTCGACAACAACACCGTAAGTGAAGAGACGAGGAACGCGCGCCACTTGTTCCTCATCAGCGAACCCCCACCGGTGCACCGCTCATGCTGGCGACGGACTTCGACACGACACCGCTGGCCACGTTGTTGACCTTCACGGGGTCAACCTTGCCGAGCTCACGCTCAACCATTTGTGAGATGGCAAGCAAGCGGTCGTCAAACCAGTTGGGCGTGCTTTTCACGATGGGGCCAAGCGTGTCGTTGGCGCCCTTGACGGCAGCAAGAATGCGCTGGCGCTGAATCTCGGTCATCTGCGCGCGCCACAGAGGCACGAGGAACGGACCAAAGATCAACGCGCCGGTCGTCACAGCAGTGAACGCGGCGAGCATGGCGGGGATAGCGGCAAGAATCCAAGGGGGCATGTGGTCTCCTATGGGCCAATGGTGGGGCGAATCAACGACTCAAGCAAGTCCTGCCCGGCCTGATTCGGGTGCAGGCCATCGCCGCTGTCGTAGATGGCGGCGAGAGTGTCAGACCCTGGGGATTGTTCAAAGTTGGCGTAGACGTCGAGGTGTGAGCGGCAACCTGTGGCGGCGCTCGCCAAGCCTGCATTGAGCGCATCCATCTGGGTTTGCTTTCCTGCGGTCCAGCCTGCTTCGTTGCCAGACGGGAGCGCGCTCACCGTCATCACCTTGATGCCGGCCGCTGTCGCCTCGCTGGCCACGAAAGCGAGGTCAGAAAGCACCGTCGTTGCCGAAACATTGTCGTCGACGTCGTTTCGCCCGATGAACAACACCAGAGCCGCCAGCCCTTGCTGCTTCAGTCGGTTCGTCCACTGCGTGGTTTTCGCCGTCGACACACGCGCGCCACTCACAGCCTCGTCGATCACAACGTACGTTGGAGACGCAAGGTTTGTCCGCATGGTGTCCGGCCATTCGGTCACACCACCAGACGCGAACGAGATCGAGTCACCCATGACCCCGATGCGGCACGGCGACTGCGCACCGCACAGCTTGGCGGCGCCCGTCGCACAGCTGCCGGCCGGGTACGGTGACGCCGTGAGCTTCGTCTGGCCCCATGCATCGAGCGCGGTGACTTCCGCTGCACTCAGCGCCGACGAGTAGCAGACGACTTGGAAGATGTTGCCCACCCAGTAGAGGGCATTCAGGGCCGCGCCGATCTGGAACGTGCGCGTCGGTGCGATGTTGTTCGCCGCCGTGGGCTCCGTCGACGCGACGTTCGCGCCGTTGGTGTAGATGACGAGGTCGTTGCCTGCGTCGGCTGGCTTGTACCACGACATGTGCCGCGTCCACGACTGCTGCAGGTACGCGCCATTTGCTGACGACACACCGCCTGCTTTGGGTGCCGCTCCGTCGTAGAGGTCTGCGTTCGACGATGACGAGTTGTACTGGCTGTCGAGCAACCATGCGACCTCGCCCGTCTCGGCGACGTTGGCTCGAGCGGTGGCAAACATGCCCATGTTGGCTGTCGTGCCCGTTGCTGCGCTGCGGACGGGCTGCCCGATCGCGTAACAGGTGGACGGGCCGACGTGCATGAACTGGAACGAGGACGCCGCCAGCGATGACGCCGCGACGTCGTTCGTTCCGTCGAACGCGAGGCAGCCCTGACTTCCGACACAGTTGGCCTTGTACGTCGGGGCAACACCAGCACCACCACTGAACGTGCCGCCGAGACTCCCGCGATTGACGAACGTCGTCGACGAGAACTCAACGCCATTGGTCAACGTGCTGTTGTTCAAACCGTCGAGGTTGGCCCCATCGACCCAGACCAGCGGGGCACCTGGTGGGGGCGGTGCTGTCGAGGGCGATACAAACGTCACGGAAGCATCGCTCTTGACGCCAAAGCGAACCGCCGTCGATGACGACGGCAGCGAGAGTAGCACGGCGATGGCCATGATCTGGCGATTCACTGTGCGCCCCAAATGACATCCACACCAGTGACGTCAGCACCGCTGGAAATCATCCACAGCCGCTTGGTGTCGATCGAGATTGCAGCGCCGCTTGCACAGCCGCTGCCGACCGAAAAGCCCGTGGTGGTGGTGACACCAGACCCGCCGACGCGAATGCACGTCGTGGACTCGTTCTGCACGGTGATGTTGCTACCCCACCCGCCCATGCATGTCTCAGAGCTGACCGGTGTCGAGGAAATGGTGATGTTGTCGCAGTTCTTCAGCTGCGACAGCGGCATGCTCAACGCCTTCGCGGCAGGGGGCCCACCGAAGAACGCGACGAGTGCGAGAACGACGAGGCCAATGTGCCAGCTTTTCATGCGATGCCCTGTTCTGGTTGTTCAACGGCTTGCGGGGCGCCTTGCGGTTGCTCCACCTGCTGCTGCATCTGTTGGTACTGCGCGAGAAGCTGCTGCAGCATCGGCGCGATGCTTTGGTCTGCCTGCTCGATGGCCAGCCCGATCTCGGCAAGCGCAATCGATGGGGTGACGTTGGGGTCGGCCTGCGCTGCAAACCCACGCTGCACGTCGGAGATTTGGCGCTGCACGATGCTGCGTGCCAGTACGTCCGCACGTGTGGACATCTGGCCGGACTGGCGCAACTCGGCACCACGGACAGGGTCCATGAAACCCGCCACGCTGGCTTGCTCGGCGTCGAGAGCCTGTGCCTTGCGCGTCTGGTCCTGTCCGCTGGTGGGCTCAAGGTACGCGTCCACGCCGTTCAAGTCGGCCCCCTGGAATGCCATCACCTGCATGATGCTGCCTTGCCCCATGATGCGCACGGTGCGAGCCTCGGACACGAACTGCTGCCACAACCGGAGCGCTTGACGGTACACGCGCAGCAACGCGTGGTCGCGCGCCACGATGGTCGGGTTCAGCTTCTGGCCGTCGAGCTCGGTCGTGTACGCCATCATGCGGGCGTTCTTCATCTGGCTGGTGTCGCTACCGCTCACGGCCTCATTCACACCGTAGACCTCACGCAACATGCGCTCAGCCTCTTCGATCTGCGTGTAGATGAGCGCGGGCGGAGGAGGCGCGCCAATGATCTTGGTGGCGTTGATGGCTGCGACGTCGTCAACACCGATGGATGACGGGTCGGCGCGCAGCTGCTTCTGAATCTCCCTCGTCGTCATGAACATGAGCCAACGCGCAGACTTCTGCGTGATGATGCTCAGATCAGAGTGACGGTCGTTCAGCACGCGCTGGATGGGCACGGCGTCGTCGGCCGGCGTTGCTCCAAGTGGGGAGTCGGGCACGTCGGCCCACTTCCAGATCGAGAGAGGTAGTTCGCCATGATCATAGGGGAAATCCCGCACGTCGACGACGTGGCCGCCGATGAACATGATGAACAGACCTTTGGGGATGCGCTCGCACGGCTTGTGCCAGTACTCCCAGCACTCCACGCGCTCATCGCCACTGTCGCCCCAAATGGTCTTGATCTGCTGCTTCGCCGGCGGCTCTTCGATGTCGACGGTGAGCAGGCGCGCTTGCGCTTCCGATGGGCGCATCCACCGACGCACAGCGCAATACTGGCTGTCCTCGATGTCCTCGCTCCCATCCGTCATCCAGTCGAACACCTGGATTGGCTGGGCCACGTCCACGTCACCGAGGTATTGCCCGCCCTCGATGGGGCCCTTGTCGGTGGCCCACGTCGTGTAGAACGCGACGGTGCCTTGAGCCCCACACGTCCACGCTGCTCGAGAAATACGCTTGCGGTGGTCCTGCGAGGTGCGCAACGACTGCAGCAGCCCGTTGCCGACTTCGGACACAGCAAGATCACCGTTGCTGCCGTCACCGGCCCAGCAGCTCACGCTGGGGTCACCCTTGGTCACGCGGGCGATGTTGGTCAGATGCAGGTTGCGCATGAGGTTGCGGCACACGAAGCGGCCACGCCACTGCGGCCAGTCAACAATGAGCTCACTCACGCCCTTTTGCGTCGAGATGCCCCACTGCTGCTCGCCAGCAATGAAGCGCTCGTTCAGCTGGGCGCGCGGGTAGCGTTGGTCGGCGTACACCTGCCACGTGTCGAGGGCTTCAAGCAACAACCCACGCGCGGTGATGCGCTGCTCGATCTCAGTCCCATCGGACCGGAGCAACGGAGCAACCTCAATGTCGACGTCCCGCATGCGGTCGGGATCGCGTGGGCGGCGCTTGCTTGCCATCAGACCAGCCCCATGACCTGCTGCAGGGCTTCAAGCTTGCGGCGCCGCGCGATGTCCTTCTCCTCGGATTCGCGCGTCTGCATGTCGGCCGCACCACCAAGCGCATTGCCGCCAAGGCCACCGAGAGCACTGCCGATCTTGGCGCCAGACTCCACACCGCCGAGGATACCAGCGGGTCCACCTGCAGCACCCAGCACGCCACCAGCCACCCCGCCGAGAGCCCCCCCCACGACAGGCGCAGCACTACCAAGCATGCGCAAGAGGTCAGCGTTCGCCGAACCCTGCTTCGCCTTGGCCTGCTCTTCGGGCGAGGGGCCTTGCACGTCGACTTTGGTCAGACTGCCGTACGGGTTTGCGTAGGGGGATTTCATGCCGCACATGTTCGCGATGGCAGCGGATTATGTCAACTCCTACCAGTCAGCCGTTCCAGTGTCCCGACTCAACATCGCCTCGACATCCACTTGACCTTGCCGGCGTCGCGGGGCGGGCGGTTCCCATGGGGATTGACGCAAACGAATCAGGCCAAACCCGATGGCCATCATGAGGTCTTTCCGGCCTTTCCAGTTGCCGCGTTCGTCCTTGCACAAGTCGTCAGCTTCTTCGGCGAGTTCCTTTGGCCCAAACAACGTCCCGTCGACGCAGCCGGTGCGAACCAGCGTGAGCCCGTCGACCTTGCTCGCCTCGGTGGTGGGGAAGTCGATGGTCGACACGCCCAGTCGACGAAGCTCGAGTACCATCGCTTCGCCGATCCCGTTGTTCTCGACGACAACCTCAGGCGCAGACGGTGGCTCGAGCTGCACGCCCCAGCCAACACCCTTGGTCGGCGGTGGGTCGGTGTAACGGGCGACGAGGTCACGCACGACGCGCGCAAACGAGTGCACATCCATCGTGTTCGACACGAACACTGCACAGATGCGATGGCTGCGTTTGTCGAGCACCACGCACGCTGTGCGGTCCTTCTCCACGCCCTTGCCGGTGTCGACGGAGACGACGACGCTTCCACACGTCTCGTCGCGTGGAATCCACACAGGCACACGTTGGCCGTCGCAGAGGTAGAACGTCTGCGGGGTGGTCACCTTTGGTTCGACGGGCACCCATCGCGAGGCACCAGCGGTGAACATGTGCGCGGGAATCTGCGGGTACTCACGCATGAGGCGCGAGACGTCGCCAGCGACGAAGTCGGGCAGGCCAACGGCAAGCCACCAGGCTGCAGACTCACGAATCGTGAACCCCTGCTCTTGCGCCCACATCCACTGATCCTCGCTGATTGCGTTCGCAGGTGCGCGGTACTCGTGCCCGTGGTCCTCGACGCTGAAGAACAACTTCCTGTAGCGGTTCTGCTGCCGCCACAGATCTCGAGCAAGCAGGCCGTTCGGTGCGTCGACGTCAAGCGTCGTCTCAATCACGATCTGTCCGTCGAGGGACAGCGACGGAATGAGCGCCCCATAGGTGCTGGGGTTGGCCCAGAACGGGAGTTCTGACAGGTGAAGGCGCTGGTAGCTACCGGATCGGCCCTCGCTCTTGCCGCTGCCCGTACCAAACACAAGTACGCTGCCCTTCGGGAACACCACGCGCTCGCTGTTGATGTCGATGTCACCGAAGATGTCAACAAGCGACGGGGCGGATTTCACCGAGCGGGCAAACGCCTCACGTTCTTTGCTCTTCGCCTCGGTGTCGACGTACAGCCCACAACGCACGCGGTTACCCGCAGCGTCGTTGATGGCGCACCACAACATGTCATCGAACTGGGTGACTGTCGTCGCACCAACCTGCCGAGGCTTGGCAGCAAACGTCCACGCACCGGTGGAGATGGTGCGCAGCATCTGATGTTGCTCGGTGTTCAGCCGCCAGGGAGTGCTTGCGCCGGTCCTGTGGTCGGTGATCGAGATGGTCTCAGCCAGCGCCTGCGTCACATGGGCTGGCGCCCACAGCAGGCTCACGGTTCAGACCGAGGCTTCGCAAGCGCCAAGATGGCTTCAAGTGCCTCGCTGCCGGTTGTCTCCACGTTGACGTTGGCGTCGGGTTTGCCCCACACGCGCTCAACAACAACCTCAGCGGCGCGAAGGCGGTACTTGGTTTCAACGCCCCTCTCGACGCCCGTCGCCACGTTGACGATGTACTGTAGCGCCTCAGGGCCTGCAGCCTTGAGCCAGTCAGGGTATGCGGGCTTGCCACGGGGGTTGAGCGATTGGCCGGGCAACGGGCGACCTTTCTCGTCGCGCTTCACCACCAACGCCGTCGGTGTGTCTGGGTTCGTCATGAACTCAACATAGCAAATGAAAACAGGGTGTCAAAACGACACCCTGTGCTTATGTAACTTCCTGCATAGCCCCTGAAGCAGGACCGCAGTCCGCTTTACGTCGTCGGCTCATCGTTTCGCTCATCCCAAGCATCAAGCACGGCCTTGATGTTGTCGACGGTCAAGCCAGAGCGCAGCACCCTGCGGCACTCTTTGATGTATCGCCGTTGCGCATGCATCTTCTCGCGCGTCTCGACCCACACCTTGCCGAGTGGACTTTGTCGTGTGGCCTCGATGTCGGCGAGCGCTTGCGCCAGCTGTTGACGCGTTCTCCCGTGTTCATTGCGCTCCTGCTGCAAGATGCTCGCGGCCATCGCGTCAGCATCGCCGCGCACTTGGCGCAAGGCTCGCTCTGCCCGCAGCTCGGTTTCAAGCTGGGCAAGACGCGCGCGGACAGCTTCGCGTGCCTCACATCCCGCCGTGTTCTCGCTGTCCATCATGTCGAGTTGATATTGTGTCAGTGGTTCGTTCACGTCGTCACCATCCCCAGCAAGCGGCGGGTTGACGTCACAATGTCGTGCTCTTCTGCTGTGCCGAGGGCAACCACCCCGAACGTCACCCACCGATCAAGCATCGCCTCCAACTCCCTTACCCGCTTCACCTGGGGGTCTTCCACTTGTTCCGTCACCGCCAGCAATCGTTTCGCCTCAAGCGGCTGAACGCCTTCTTCAACCCACCGCCGCAAGCATGAGTAAAGCACGTCCGACCTGAACCTCGTTCGCTCGATTTGCTCTTTCAGTTCGCGAATCTGCTTCACCTGGGGGTCGATGTCGGCGACGGGCAACACCTCGATCGTGATGGTGGACTTGAGCCCCTTGCCTTTCTCTTGCGTGTAGACCCAGTGGATGCGCTCGCTCTTGTCGTCGACCCCGAGGAACGCGGCCACCTCGTCACGAACGCCCTTGAACGCGCCAGAGAGGTTGTCGGTGTCGAGCGGGATGCGCGCAATGGGTCGCATGAGGGTGACACGTGCGCCTCGGTCGTCGGTCATATGGGACGCCATCGTCGAGCCGTCCCACAACGTGGTCGGCAGCGCCCTCGCCGTCGCCTCCCGCTCCTCCTTCACCCTGTTCGCCCTCACACGATAGTGCTCGCGCATGTTTTGCCCACGCCCAAGCGTGACATCGATCGTCGTCGTGAGTTTCAAAGGTTCCTCCACTCTCGTCATCCCAAAGATCCCGAAGAACGCATCGGCGGCGTTCATCGCTTCACCCCTGTCAGCCGTTCGACGATGGCGTGGGCAATCCGCTCAGACTCCACGTCGTAGTGGGCGGTGGCAATCAACGTCGACACAAACTGATCACGCATCTCGCGCATGTTGTTGTGCTCGCAGTTGAGCAGCGCCGCTCCGTCACCCCGCAGCGCCTTGATGTGGGCGAGGTGTGCGGCCTCGGTATGCATCGACCCACGCACGACGCCAGCCAGCTGCGCCTCCAGCTCCGCAATCCGCGCGCGTGCAGCGTCGAGGTCGGCGGCTCGAGCCATGGATGACATCTGTGCGTGCCGCACCAGTGCCAACAGTGCGGCCTCACGCTCGGCGAGGAGGCGGGCGAGGGAGTCGACATTGTCCCCCTCGCAGCCCTCGCCGGTCTTCACCCACGCTGCAATGTAGGGGGTCAGCTCGCGGCCGTTCGCGTAGTAGTGCGCTGCGGCCATGCGCTGATCTTCGGTCGGTTCGATGGTGTTGGTCATTTCTGCTCCTTCACTGGGAAGCGGCCCGCGTCAGGCATCCAGCTATCCTTGGTCCAGCCCTTCATCTCGCAGAACCGCCATTCTGATGGGCGCCAGTGCTTGGCGATGAGTGCCTTGGCCGATTCTTCTTCGCCGTTCATGTCGACGACGGCGCAAACAGTCGAGTAGCCATCACCACTGCCGCTACACCACCAATGCGGGATGCTCGCAGGCCTCGCCACCACTGGGCGCGGGTCAGCGCCGTGGGTGGCGTCGTCGGGCTCGTTCCAAGAAATCCAGTATCGCAGGCTTCCATTGCTCATTTCATCCCTCGTTTCTTGCGTGCGTTGATGATTTCATCGGTAGCGGTACAGATCTTTTGGATCTCCTCGACGGAATCGCTGAATGCCGTCCATCCGAACGGCGTGGAGAATGCCGGCTCATCCATCCTCGGCGGTGTCCACGTCACCACCTCCGCCTCACCCGTCTCCACCTCGTCCACCTCGACGGGCTCAGGGGTCGGGAGAGGCAGGTAGACGGGGATGCACTCAATCCACAAGAACAAATCGCGCTTGCTCTCGGATGGGTCATTGCAGCAACACAGCGCTCCCCGCATGGCGCATAGTCCCGGTGTCCCGTACTCGTCGTAGGACTTTTTACACACCGGACACCACCAGCCCACCGGGCACGAGTAGTCGATCATGGGAGCACCCCTTCAGCAACCCAGCGCTTGGCCGCTTCCACGCTGTAGGCCAGCCCCTGCGAGACGCCCGCAGCAAGGCAGTAGAACACCGCTTCACCATGCCACCCGTGCTCCACGGCGCTCCGCTTGATGCTTTTGTCGGTCGGGTACCACCCACGAAAGCATGGTTCCCACTCAAGCGCGCCAGATGCCTTCTGTTCCACGTTCTTCGTCTCGCTCATGTCAGACTCCAGAGAAGCCCGCTACGTGCAGCAGCGGGCGTTGTGGGCGGTTTCAGGTGGACGCCGCGTCAGAGCGGGCGATGATCTCGGCGATGGACAGCTGCTCGAGACCAGAGGCAGCCAAAGCCGCCACAACAATGGCGGGCGCCATCTGCTGAACACGGCCACAAGGGCGCTCAACACGAGCCATGCCCGCAGCAGTGAAGCCAAGGACGACACACACGCCGTCATCAGACTCCCAAGCGCGGCCAATCAAGCTGGCGTCAGTGGTGTAGGCGGTCTGGGTGGTCAGCATCGTTCTTCGCTCCATTCACCGAACCAACCCGGCCCGGTAAGCACATCCTACGCAAGTTGCGTGAGTTGTCAAGCATGAGAGTTGCGAAGGTGTGAGGTTTGTCACACCTACATGTAGGCTACTGTAGGTCTCTATATATAGAGAAATCTATCAATAAAGACTTCTTATTATAAGAAGGCTTCCCAATGCGGAAAACGTCAAAACCCCGCCTTGTCGGCAGGGTTTCGGGGGGGGTTCTTTCCTTCCTTCCCGTGGGAAAGAACCCTATCGGCTGCTGTCGGTCGGTCCGTTTGGCGCGGGAAGGAAGGAAATAACGGTGGCAAAACGACGCAGGCTACTCCTTTAGCTTGTAGGTGTCAGATGGTCTGCCGCCTGCTTTGCCTTGGAGCACCTTAGTTTGGTCCAATCGGCCTTCGTCTGCAAGTCGTATCAGTGCCTCGGTGATTTGCTGCGTTGTGAGGCGTCGGCAAGCTCGGAGGATCTGTGTCCTGGTGGCCTCCCCACCGTGTGAACGCAGCGCGCTCACCACGAGGTCGACTTGTGCAGCGGGGTCATCCCACGAGGCGCGGCGGTTGCCAGCGAGCGACTCGGCAAACGTCACAGCGGATTCCTCGACAAGCGCAATCGCCACCTTGACAATCTCAAGCGTGACGGTGGGGATTTCCTCTTCTGGTTGCGAGAGGGTGGCGAGCACCAACGCAACGCGAGCGGCGAACTCTGGCAATCTCCCCAAAGTGGCGCGCGGGATCTCCAGTCGCTTGTTGTCGCGGCGTTCTTCGTCGCACTGCATTTTGTGCTCAAGCAACTTTGCTGCGGCTTCTGGCGTCTCGTTGACCGTCAATGGAGCGTAGAGCCTGAGCGCGTCGAGCTCCCCACCCTCGCTCTTGCGACTCGGTGACCCCATGTGCCACTCGCTGTGGCGAACGTGGATCGCCTCAAGGGCCCCACGCACATCGTGCGGTAGGCCATCGTCCCCGCGCGTCTCTGGCGGCTGCCAGATGGGCAGCCGGTCTTGTGAGCGGAACCAGAGATGACGGCCAACGAAACCATCGGCGACGTCGGTTGAGGTGAGCACGCTGTGCAAAGACTCTGGCGTCGTCGACCCCAGCAACGTGACGCAAGGGGCCCAGAGCTCGAGCTTGCCCCCACCTTTCACTAGCGACAGCGCCGGGCTCCACTTATCGACCCCCTTGGTCGACAGCTCCGTCAGGCTTTGCTTGAGGTCTTGTCGATGGGTCGCCGCTCGTGGGCCAATCATGGCGGCGAGCTGCATCCCATATTCGTCGAGCACGAGACACGTTCCGTTGCCACCATCGGTGGCCTTGCGGATCGTATCAATGAACGCTGGCCCAGAGCTGAAGCTGTTTGGCCCTTGCAAGTCTGACCACACCTCGTCGATGCAGCGCCCCAGGCACGATTGCGGGCGGTTTTTTCCCTCGGCGCTGCCAGCCAACGAGACGAGGTAGAGCGATGACAGCCCGCGACGGTAGACAAGCCGACGACCGGCGACGACGGACCCAAGCGCAAGCAGAGACGCGATCGTGAGCGCGGGTTGCGGATGGTCCGCCCCACGAATCACCCAGGCGCAATAGCTGTCACAGAGCCCCCCGAGGGCACGCACGCTATTGAGCAGCCCCCACCGTGTCTCGTCGCTGCTTTTCGATTGCGGCGCTCGTGGTGGTGGCAGTGGCGACAAGACCTCCGGTTCGTCGTCAAACTGAACAACGATGTCCGCCCCACCAAAGTGGTCAGGCTTGAATGCCACGAGCTCGGTACGTGGTGAGCGCGGGTGCTTCATGCCAGCATTCAGGCCGCTGCGAATGGTGCGCGCAGCTTCACGATCTTGCAGCCCGCAAGCCCTCGCTGCGTGCATCAACTCAACCTCGACGTCGCCCGCCGACAGGTGCCCACCAGCAACGATCTGCCCGAGCGAAAACGCGGCTTGATTCAGCCGGTGATTGCGCCCGCCCTCGCCTTGCTCGGCCACTGCGCGCGTCTCACCGTCGAGTGCTTTGCTGGCCCACGAGGTGGACTGCATCGCGTACGTCGCACGCGGCAGCAGTGCGACGGGTTTCGGTGTGAGCTCTTCAACAATCCACGAGGGCAGCTCGACGGGGTCAACGTGGTTGACCCACTCATAGCGTCCCGTCCCCGTCGCCCCCTTGTCTTTGTCGATGTCGACGATCGACGGGTAGACGAGCACGTACCCGCCTTCCCCACGCGTGTCGCAATCTTTGTGGATCTTCGCCGCCTTGCTTGAGTTTGGCAGCGACGTCACCCCTTCCGGGTAGCGGTAGACGTAGTGCCACCCGCCCGAACGGGTGCGCGCAATCCACGTCGTCGGAAGTCTCGGCATGACATCGCTGCTTTGCGCGTCGACGTCGACAACGTGAAGGCCAGATTTTGACCCGGTGGCAATCGCTACGTTCGCTTCAGGGTTTGACCGCCACCAGGCGTTGATCTGTTCGACGTCCGTGGTTGCGTCATGAGAACCAGCCGACCCGCCGAACGGGAACTTCGAGCGGCGCGAGCAAGGGAACACCGCGTAGCCCATCGAGGCGTACCAGAGAGCAGCTTCGAGCATTGTCATCGTTTTCATTTGGTCACCTCAAAAGGGCAATGTGTCGTCGTCAGACCAGACGGCGAGGCTGCCGGCTGGGTGCTCTTTCTGGTCTTTGCGGATGCACGCCCCACATGTCGGGCAGTGGTGCTTGTCTTCTCCGCTTGAGATGTCAGGCGTGAACCCGAGTTCAGCGATTCGCTGTGCGCAGCAGTCTTCATCTTCTCCCGGTTCGCGCGGCCGCTCTTGCAGCACCTTGACCACCTCGCGGTACTTCGGATTTGTCGGCGATGGCTTGGTCACGATCTCGACGACTTTGGCCATGTAGCCCATGTCAAGCAGTTCAATCGCGTCGTCGACAGAGATGGGAACACGACACCCGACATTGTCACGCCACCACCTCACCGCCCCGCGATAGGCGCCGCTGTCTTCTGGGTGAGAGAAGCATTTCCACTCGCTGGCGATGCGTCGGTCAAACGACGTGGCCGACTCACCAGCGGGGGCATAGTACTCAATCCGCAGCGTAGGAGGCGCACCAGGCGAGTCTTTCTTGCTGTGCCGATGCCACTCCACCCGACCAACTTTCTCGCGTCGTGGTGGTTCCTGCTGTGCCATGAACGACAGCGCAGCTTTCTCGCTGGCCTTCTCTTCCAACTTCGATTTCGGCTCTGGTGGCGGGAACTCTTTCCCGCAGTGTGGGCACACGCGACACCCGGCGAGGCATTGCGCAAGGCATCCCTCGCACGTCTTCACGGGCGCCTCGCCGGTCCCTCGCTTCGGCTTCACACGCACTTCGTCGATCGGCCCGTGTCGGTCGATGTTCCCGCCGTAGTCGAGCAGCAGCGCGTTCGTCTTGCCCTCGGCAATGCGCGTCCCGCGTCCCACCATCTGCACATAGAGCGCAGGCGAGAGCGTGGCACGCACAAGAGCGACAACGTCGACGACAGGCGCATCAAACCCCGTCGTCAACACCTCGCAAGAGCAGATGCATTGCAGCTTGCGCGCTTTGAACTTCGTGTAGATGGCGTCGCGTGTCTCTTGAGGGGTGTCGCCCTTCACCACCTCGCAACTCACACCACGAATCTGCAGCTCATTGCGCAAGCGCGCGGCGTGCTCAAGGTTCGCCGCGAACACGATCGCAGACGTGCGGCCAGCGTCGATCGCAGTGCGAACATCGTTCGCCACAGCCTCGTTGATTTCATCGGTGTCGCTCACTGCCCCGAGCTCTTTCAGGTTGAACTCGCCGGCAGTCTTGCTCACCTTGCTGGTGTCGATCTTCGCCGACACAAACTGTGTGACGACGGGAGCGAGGTAGCCCGCTTCAATCAGCCGACGGATCGGCACGTCGATAGCAATCGCGGTAAACACTGCGCCCTCACCTTGCGTGAGGTACCCCTGCCCCAGCCGAAACGGGGTGGCGGTGTACCCGATCAAACGCATGTCGGGGTTCACCTTGCGCAGCGCCTCAATCAGCTTGCCATAGTGCTCTGACGATGTCGGCGGGATCAAATGCGCTTCGTCAATCACCATGACGTCGATGTGCCCCAGCTTGCGCGCTTGGCGAGAGATCGACTGCACACCCGCGACGGTGATTTGCGCGATCTCCTTTCGCCCCAGGGATGCGCTGTAGATGCCGATGGGAGCGTCGAGCCACACGCTGCGAATCGCCTTGACGTCTTGCTTAATCAGCTCGGCGCGATGGGTCGCCACGAGCACACGACAACCCATCTCTTGCACCAGCCGTCGCACTGTCTCGCCGATTGTGGGGCTCTTGCCGCTGCCAGTGGGCATGACCACGAGCGGAGACGCGGGACACTCTGGCGTCGACGGTGCGCGCTCCCAGTAGGAAAACACGGCGTCGACGGCCTCTTGCTGGTAGTCGCGGAGCGAGATTTTCATGCTTGACGTTCCTTTGTGCTTGCGCTTAGTTTCTCCACACGGTAGAGAAACGAACACGAAACGCAAGGGAGAAACGAATGGCGCTCAAAATCAAAACGCTGCGCGAAGCAACCGACGGACGCGGGGTCAAGCTGGCCATCTATGGGGGCAGCGGTGTGGGCAAGACGACGCAGATCGCCAGTCTGCTCGGACTGCTTGGTGACGACGACAAGTTGCTGATTGTGACGGCGGAGCACGGGTTGTTGACGCTGCGTCAAGACGCCCTCGGCGTGACCGACGATCCGCGCGTACTCGTCGCAGAAATCGCCAGCGTAGGCGAGGCACGAGAGGCAGTCGAGTTTGCCAAGTCGCCAGCAAATGGCGTTATCTGGGTCGTCGTCGACAGCGTCAGCAACCTTGCGGAACGCGAGTTGCGCGCGACGATGCAGCAGAAACCAGACCCGCGCCAAGCCTATGGCGAGGTCATGCTGCGCATCCCTGCGTTGCTGTGGCAGCTCGTCGACGTGGCGCACCTGAACGTGCTGTTCATCTTTCAAGAGCACCGCGACGAGCGCAACGAGGGCACCACGAAACAGCCCGACATGGTCAGCTACTACGGGCCGCTGGTCCCGAGCAAAGCCATGCAGCAGGCCATGCCGTACATCTTTGACGCCGTGCTGCGCATGGAGCAGCAGCCCAACGGTGAGAGGCGTTTCCGCACGGCAAAGACCGCCACCATTGCCGCCAAAGACCGTGGCGGGAAGTTGGAGACGTTTGAGCCCGCAGACCTTGCAGCGCTCGTCGAAAAGATCCGCGCTTGAAACACCCGCCCCGGTGACAATCGGGGCCCAGCCTGACGCGGGATAGGCGCCGCATACCAAGACAGAAACGAGAAACACACATGGCATACCTCGACGACGAATCCGGCCTTGACGAACTCGAACTCGACTTCGTTCCTGCGGAAGTCAAACGCGAATACGATACCCTCCCCACCGCTGACTACGTGGTCGACATCGAGAGCATCAAGCCCTCGTGGAACGAGGCAAACGACGTGATGACCCTCGTGGTCAAGCTGCGCGTTGCTGAAGGCGAGCACGAGCGCAAGGTGGTGTTTGCACGCCACGTCGGCAAGATCGCCGACCCCAACAACGAGAAGGCTGCCAAGCGCCTCAAGTATGGGCGTGAGGCACTCGGCGAGCTTGCCCGCGCGGCCAGCGTACCAGGCGCGAATCTGGCGCCAGCGATTGGCCAGCGTGTCATTGCGCGGGTCAAGCTGCGCCCCGAGCAGAACGGGTACCCCGAGAGCAACGAGGTGGGCAGCTACAAGCCGATCGTGAAAGCGCCCGTCGCTGCCAAGCCTGCCGCCGCAAAAGCAGCAGCACCTGCGCCCGCCAAGACCAACGCCGCGCCCGCTTTCATGAAGAAGCCACCCAAGCCAGCGCCAGAGCCTGAAGTTGTCGATGATGGCGACGAATCGGCCGACGACTGACACCACACCAAAGCGCCAGCCTCACCCGCTGGCGCTTTTTGAGGTCCACATGCACCACCGATACGATGAGCGCACGGGCGCAAAGACGACAGTCGACGGAGCCAGCTTGCGCACACAACGCCAAGCGCGCGATATGACGATGGCCGACGTCGCACGCAAAACAGGGCTGGCCGTGTCGACAATCCACGCAATCGAGACAGAGACCCGCTGGCCAGACGACAAGGCCATCAAGCTGCTGACTAAGTACGTCGGCGCATTCACCACGACGGAGAAGAAATGACCCGTGAAAAACGCATCCTCGCCACCGTCTACGTCGACGTGGAGACAGTCCCCACTTTGCGCCCCGACGTCATGGCGCGCATTGCGACCAAGCACCTCGACGACAAAGACCCCGAGAAGACTCGCAAGAAAGTCGACGAGGAACACCGCAAGACCTCCCTCGACGGCACCTTCGGGGAGATCGTCTGCATCTCGTTCGCCGTCGACGACGGGCCGGTGCGCTCGTTCTCGCGTGACCTCATGGGCAGCGAGTGCGAAGTGGTGCGCCAGTTTGCGTTTGCGATGGATGACCTCGCTCGTGACGTCGGCGCGGAGAACATTCTCTATGTCGCGCACAACGCGGAGTTCGATCGCAAGTTCCTGACGAAGCGGATGTGTGTGCATCGTCTCGACGGGCCAAAGGGTCTTGCTGCGCGCGGGGTCAAGTCCTGGGATTCGCAGTGGCGCTGCACGATGGACACATGGATGGACGAATGGAAGGGCCGCATCTCTCTCGCCGATCTCGCGTTGGCCCTCTCGCTGCCCGTCGGCAAAGACGATCTGCCCGGTAGCGAGGTCTACGACGCCATGCTTCGCGGCGAGGTAGCGCGCGTCGTCTCTCACTGTGAGCGTGACGTTGAACTCGTGCGCGCGGTGTGGCAGAGGTTGTGAGGTGTGAGGATGCGTCGTCGTGACTGGTGGGTAATGCCTGCAGCGTGGGAGCCGAAACGTGCTCGAGCCTGCCGGCTGCTGATGCGCTGGTTTGGGTGGGAGGAGGGCGACACGTTGCGGTTGCAGCTGCGCATCACGAGCTGCCTACCCACTGGCTCGGGTCGTCCGTCGTGGTCGCTACGCCCCGCACCTGGTTGGGTGTGGGGCACGCCAGAAGAAGAACCACCGCCGCCAGCGCCTCCACCCCCCAAACAACCAGATCTGTTTTCATGACGCCGGCCTAGTGCCGGCGTTTTCGTCGCATCACAACGCGCCCACAAACTTTTTCACGAAAACAGCAGGTGCATGCTTGACATCTCGCGTGACTTGCGTAGGATGTCCCTACGAGCTGCACGCCGCAGCGAGTGAATGGAGCGACCAATGATCGACATCAGCAAACCCATCGCCGCAACACGCGAGAGTCTGGCCCTCACACGCGCCACGTTGGCCCGTATCGACGGGATGTGGAAGGCGCGCACCAGCACCGGCCGCGTTGTCCGCAGCGTCTCACGCGCCGTTGTGTTGAGCGAGGTGGAGAAGTGACCCACCCACGCGAGACAGAAGACGAGCGCCCCGACTACCCCACCGACGACGAATGGCGCGCCATGCAGGAGCCGATCGACGACATGTGGGTCTGCAGCGACGAGGAAGCGTGCGCGCGGCTGGCAGAGATCTTTTTCGGAGGAGAGAGCAAATGAGCAAGCACACACCGGGGCCGTGGATAATTGGAGCCATGGAGAGCGGGCTTGCCGCTGTTGATGGCGCCAACGGCGAGGAAGTCACGGGATTCATCTCGCCAGCAGACGCCGCACTCATCGCTGCCGCGCCTGACATGCTGGCTGCGCTGGAGGCGGTTGAGGCGTACTTGAGCCGCAGGGTTGGACACGTTCCGTCGTCCATGGGTTACGACGTTCTTTCGCAAGTGCGCGCGCTCATCGCACGCGCCAGAGGCACCCCATGACCGACCCACGCCACGTCCACAGCGACGCCACCATTCTCGCCGCCCTCCGCGCTGGCGAGAAGCCACGCGACGTCCAGCGCAGGTTGGGCTGCACGTGGGCACGGGTCAAGGCGCTGGCGATTGCGCACGGGCTGTACGCGTCACGCACCTCGACACTGCGCAGGAGCTACATCAACAAGGGCAGGCGCTACGTTGGCAACACCCGCGTACCCGATGACTGGCACGTCGTGGCG